CACGGGTTTTTAACTCATCTACAAATATTCATTATACATTTTTTTTGTTTTTTCTTGTAATTAATTTTTTAATAATTGGCTTTATAGCGTTTAAAATTATGGGGGAGGATGCCGCTACAAATCCAATCACAGCGGTTGAAATTATTGTTGATACTTCTGGGATGTATTGCTCTTGAAATTTTACTGGCTCCCATATGATGTTACATTCTCCATCAACTAGCTCAAAGGCTTTGACCTTCTCTAATTTCTGAGAATTGGCATACGAGCCAACGCGTAAGGTTTGTTTTGGGTCAGGACAAGGCGGAATCGTTATAATCTCTTTTTCTTTAGTTTTTGGAATTTCAGGTTGTTTATAGGGGGGCGGTTCAGGAATATTATTAGCGGGTGGTTTTTGTTCTACAAATTCAAGTTTGTTTGGATTGTATTGCATGGGTGTATAAGAAGGAATTTCTCCATTTGATCCGCATTTAAAAAAAGCGCCGTTTGGGTCGTCTTCAATAATCTGTGTATTTTTTATAGAACTATCACGATGTGTTTTTATACAGCCAATTAAATCAATTCTTGGCGGAGTTATATTTAAAGAACTAGACGAAGGAATATAATAATTAGAATTTATTGTTGAAATTTTAGGAATTTTTATTTCCTTTATTTCCATTTTCCCTCAGTTTCCCATTCAATTTGTTCTTTATTTCTTTGCTCTATAAAATCCCAAAACCATTTATTAGGATCATTAGGATCAGGAACAGATCTTGGTTTTAATTTTTTTATCTGCTTTTCAAACTCAGCACCTACAATCCAATCCATGTGCTTCATTACCTGTCCTAATAATTGATTTTCAAAAGCTGGACTTTTCATATACAGAAACACTATCAGCCCCGATCCAAAAGTAATCCCTGATGTTATTAGTGCAAAAATAGCAAGGTAACGTGTGCGCACTCTTGAAAATGTTCTTTTAAATTGTGACACTTATTTATTAAGTAAAGGTATTGATTCTCCTGAAATCTTTGGAATTTGTTTATCTAGCATTTTAGGTATCATCTGCTGAACATTTAGTAATATCTCATTCATTACACGATTTTTTAGTTGCGGAGAAGTAACGTATTTATAACCAAAGTATGCGCCGCCTAACATTGACGCAGAAATCATAAAACTTAAAATAGATAATATTTGTGAAATTTTTGCCATGAAATCAGCTTTTGCCCGTGCATTAGTACCTGTTACAATTATAACCTTCTGCGGATTATGTGCATTGGCTCCCTTATATATAACTTTAGGAATTATGACCCGTTATATGACAGAAAAAAACTAACTAGACTCTAAAGCTTTTACTTTAGCTGATAAATCTTTTACAGCTTCTACTAAAACTCCAATTAGACCACTATATTGTAAAGTCTTACTACCTTCATCACCATGAACAAGCTCAGGAAATACTTTTTCTACATCTTGTGCTATAACTCCCATTGAATCTATTGAAGCATTGTCTAATTTATATTTATAACCTGTGATTTGTTGTAGTTTATCTAGTGTGTTTGTAATAGGTTTGATTTCAGATTTAAATGCAATATCAGATGTTTCTGTAACTGTTCCCGTCACCGTCACTCCCGAACTGGTTGTCTCTAATTTATTAACGCCATTAAAATTTAAAAAAGAAGCACCATTAGGCAAAAAACTAGCCATCGTTTTATTATCGCTACCATTTTTAATAGATACAGTTGATCCTAATATCTTTAATTGTCCAGTTCCATTATCTTTTATGACGCTGTTTCCAGAATCATGGAAGATCTGTAAATCTTGCGAATCTCCTAATTGCAACTTGCTGTTATCTGGGAAATCTAGTCCATCACTTGATGTTACTACTTTTTGCGATCCATTAAAAAATAAACCAACTGATTTATCACTTGTATAGCCTCTAATATAGACATGATTAGTGTCACTAAATACTAGATCGCCAGTATTATTTTTAATATGAGAATTTGAACCGTCATGAAAAAAGGTTAGATCCCCCGATTGACCAATTTTTAATTTAGCGGAATCTGCTGGTATATCAAATCCATCACTTGATGTTTGTGCCTTTAAAACATTATCGAAGTAGAGATCAACACTTCCGTTGGCTGCTGCTTGAATAGCTGTTTCATTACCACCACCCACCCTAAAATAGTGAGTACCCACAGTGTCATAAAAAATATTCCCTGTATTGTTATCAATATTTAATGAGCTTCCAGAATGATAAATTAAAGCATCTTGCGAATCTCCTAATTGCAACTTGCTGTTATCTGGGAAATCTAATCCATCGGCTGATGTTGAGCATTTTTTTACATTATCGTGGTAGATTTCTACACTCCCATCAGGTATAAGCTTTATACCCTCTTCGCTAGATTTTGGTCTTATGTGTAAATTACCATTTGTATTCTCAATGAATGAATCCGTCCCATCATGAAATGCGGTTAGGTCATTTCCAGCACCAGCAGTAATTTTATGTGAATCTGATTGACATCTTACATTACCTGTAGTGGTAACTATTGTACCAGTAGCTAAAATTCCATAAGAGGCAGTTTCCAATTTTTTCGAACCATTAAAGAAAAAATTACAAGCTGATGTAGGTACAAAATTAGCGGACATTTTATCATCAGTATTATTTTTTATAAATGTGCTTGATCCTAATAATTTTAATACTCCAGTTCCATCATCTTTTATGACGCTGTGAGATCCATCATGAAATATTTGTAAATCCGAATCCGCACCAAAAGTTGCCTTTGCGTTATCGGCAAACTCCAAAGCATTATCGGATTTATCGAATACAATATTTGCACTTGCACCAGTAAATGTAACATCACCATCATGCACCGCACCATCATCAGTTATTGTTCCTGTTACATCTATGCCACTAGCATCAATAGCTACCTTCGTTGTTAATGTACCAGCCGTCATGACTTGTAAATTTAACTTGCCATCCTCTGTTGCATCACTGGCATCTACAATTACAGATTCTATCGCTGCATAATTTACCTCTTCTGGTGTTCCAGCATCATTTTTACCCTTATAAATAATTGTTGATAAGACATCATTATCTTGACCAGCACCACTAGCACCCCTTCTGTGATACAGCATAAGATCCGCACCACTGGCAGCATCATTAGCATTACATTCAATCTGAAAAGCTTGCCCTGCGGCAGTTGTTGTTAAATGCAGTGGAAATGCAGGGTCAGATTCATGAATACCAACCAAATTATTTTTAAGCCTGATCCTTGAAGCTAAAGTACCAGCAGCACTAGACATAATATCTAATATGCCGTCTTCAGAACCATTTGTTGTATCTTCTATAGATGCGACCACACTTGCGTAATCGTGAGCATTGCCAGCAGAATCTTCACCTCTATAAACAAGATTTCCTAAATTATCATCGGCTGCTGGTGAAGCTGAGTTCCTAAATAAGACAAGATCAGGTGCATTATCAGCACCAGTATCGCTATTTTCTATGATTACTTGATCGGTTGTATCTGTACTGAACAAATGCAACTGTGCAGCAGGGGTTCCTGACCCTAACTGAAAACCTGTTGTTGAAAATGATCCAATTAATGTTTGGTTAGCTGATACTCCTATTTCGTTACTTGCAACTCTAAAAAAACCTGTAAGACCAGAATCACTTGTAAAACCTACACTTGGTGCTGATACATTTCCATCTGGAATATTTTTTAAAACTGTTGTAAGTTGTATTTTTTTATTTTTACTAGCATTTGCTGATTCACTTACATCAACTACAGGAAAAACATCAGCAGCTACAGGCGCAGTTAACTCAGTAAGTGCTGTAATTTTTCTATCAGCCATTTATTTTTTAGTAGCTGTCTCTATCTTACCTTCTAATTTTTCAAGAACCGCATTTAATTTTTTTAATGATCCTTGATTTTCTAATATAGGTTGTGTTGCGTTATTTATTTGTGTTTGTTTTTCGTTTATAGCTGCCTGTGCTTGCTGTTGAATATCTTTTATTTCTTGTTGTAACAAAGAAACTTTTTTTATATCAATATCTAATTGATCTTTAATGATTTTTATTTCTTCTTTTATGAGATCTACTGGATTTGTCATGTTTTTTATGTAATTAAATTTATTATATCCTGTGACTAACTAGAAGGCACAAAAGATCCTTGGATAAGTGTTTTTTGTTCATTTATCAAAGTAATTAATGTATTTTCTAAAGCACTAACCTGCTCAGTGCCTAATACTGCTTTTACATCAGCAATAATATCTGCTGACTTTAACTCTGTTCTTTCTGTAAGAGAACTAGGTCTTGTTAAACTACTTGAACCATAACGATGTGAACTGTAGTCTCCATCTACTCTTGTAACTGTCCAATTTGCGGTATGACAAAAACCGTCACTTACATCAAAGTCAACCCGTTTTAATTTCCAAGTAGTTGTTGCCATAATATTATTATTTATCTAATTCTACTAAGAAGTTTCAAGAGCATCAACTTTTGCTGATAATTCTTTAATTGCTTCTACTATTGCACCAGTTAATCCATTATAATTTAATTTTTTTTCTCCTTCCTCTCCACTAATTAATTCTGGAAAAATTTTTTCTACATCTTGAGCTAATAACCCCATAGATTTTTGATTATTGTCTTTATATGTAAAATTAACACCAAGTAATTGAGTTACTTTATTTAAAACATTTTTTAAAGGTTCTATATCTTTTTTAAAAGTTATATCTGAACCAGCAGTTATTGTTCCAGTAGCTGCTATATTACCCACTACATCAATTTTTTCAGCAGGTGATACTTTAGCAACACCTAAATTGCCATTTACATCAATAACGGCTTTTTGACTTGCTTTAACTCTAAATTTGATTGAAGGGCTAGTTATTGATGAAGCATCATCTTCGTCAACCTCGATTCGCAAACTATTATCATCAAGAGTTATTTCGGCATTATTATCAGTGTTGCTATCATCAAACCTTATATTTGGATTATTTGACAGCATTGAAAGATGACCCTTAGCTAAATTTGTCGTTCCAAGACCTAAACCACCCGTGCTATCAAGAATCCCTATGGTTGTAGTATCAATCATAAACTTTATTGTGCTGCTACCTACACTTCCATTAGGGGAGTTAGTTGTATCACATTCAATACGTAGTGATGTATCATCAAGAGTTATTTCACCAATATTATTACTATCAGAATCATTAAATCTTATATTTGGATTATTACCCTTTATTTCAAGATTACCAAGAGGCGCAGCGGTTCCAATTCCAATTCTATCTGTTTCACCATTAACAAAAAATAGATTTTGTTCAGTATCGCCTTCAATTCTAAAATCTATATCCGCACCACTTTCATTAACAACAATAGCAGTAGTTCCAATTTCTATACGTTCTGTTCCACCTGTAGCAAAATTAAGTTTATCAGCACCACCTGAGAAAATTCCTGTATTTAGATCATTACGAAAAGCTAAAGCGGGATTGGTGCCAGAACCATCTTCAAGAGTTAAAGTTCCGTCAAGCTGTAATAATTCTATCCATGCGTTATTTGAACTATTACGTATTTTTAATGTGTTTGAGTTAGTATCAGCCCAAAACATATACGCCACAGTTGTTGAAGGACTTGAAGCACTACTGTTATTAGATAGGATTGCAGCTAAAGCATTATTTAAATCTGATCTAAAACTGGCTCCTGATTGATTGGCTAGATTATAATCGTGTGTGGCCATAAGTTAGTTATACCAGTGGATTTGAGAGTTTAAGCACCTTCCGCACCAAAGCCGTTAGCTTGATATGCAAATGTGCGGTCAATAGCTGCATTTGAACTATTAAAGAAAGTGATAGAAAAGCCTGTGCGACTTTCACTACTAATTACATAATAGTCCCCTGAAGCCATATTACTAGCAGTTATGCCTAGTTTAGGAGTTTGATAAAAGGCTTTATCAAAAGTTACCACTTTTGGATTACTACCGCCACTTGTAGTTGATGCACTTTCAGTTCTATTTTCAAACAATAACTGATAGCCTAACTCATCTATTAATGGTGTTTGGTCATTATATTCAGAACTTAACTCCAATTTAAATTGAAATAATCTTCCTGTATATCTACCATTTTCCATGGGTACAAAATCTTCAAAAACGCTTGAATCTTCCTGTGAAAATTTACTATCATCTTCTAATAAAATAAATTCACTGTTTTCATCTTCTATTTCATCATCAGTTGCTGCATTATTACTCTTTCTAAATTTTAAAATACCATTTGTTTCATCTGGTAAAGCACCATCAAAATCACTCCATTGGTCAATTTTTGTAAAGTGTAAATCAATAGTATCGTTTGGATAAAGACCTCTGATTTTTAATATTCTGTTAAATTGAACTGTAAAAATCCCTCCCAAATCAACAGTATTTTCAAAAAAATATTCACCTGATGTCTTTAATGTGCCACCAAAATCAATGTTCTGTAAATAGCCTTCTTCAAAATCTGCTTTGTCATCTATTAAATCATCAGTTTCTAATACAAGTGCATCATATTCATCAGAATAAAAACAATCATTCCTTTGCCCTGCAAAAGGTACGGCTCCTTGATCTTCACGAATTTCTTGAACTAATAATTTTGGAAGTTCATCAGGTAAGTTTATTATTGCACTTGTAGCATTTTCTGATTTGTTATTATCCTTATCTACAAATTTAATTAAATATTCACCATTTAATAATGGAATCATTATAGAATTTGTTGATCCTGCAACTTTTCTAATTAAAGTTGTTTCAGGCCATATTGCTGTGCCATCAGTTAATGCAGAATGTCTTACCTCAACTACTAATTCTTCTCGTTTACCTGTATATTCTGGATCAATGTGCCATTTTAAAATTGCTTCATTTTTTGTAGTGGCTTCAGCAGTTACATTTTGCGGGTCTGGTGGTAATAGTACAGGTAAATCTACAGGAGATGTTGTTTCGGGTATTGAAGATTTAGGAATGGTAATTTTTTTAAATATAAAATCTGATTTTTTATTATTTGGTGCAACACCAACTGCCCTCACATAAAATCTGACTTCTGACTCAGGTAATAAATTATCTATTTCAAATATAGTGTTGTTTGTTGTTGCTGTTACAAAAGATCCATCACCTATTCGATATTTAATATCAAATGAAACTGAAGGCCCATTTTGACCTCTAGACCAACTAATAACTGCTTTACTATTTGCCATAAATATTAATTAACAGTGATAACAGAATGTTGCAAATCTGTAGGTGGTGTTGGTCGTTCATCAAAAGCTGTAATGTCTGTATATTCTAAAGCTGAATTTGTATCAGCAGCAGCATAAATTGAATCATTGAACTGGACACCCTCTATTGTATAAGTACCGTCATTATTGTCTATTACATCAATACACCTAAACTTTTGATGCTGTAATGTAGATGAAGTAATCGTATAAACAGATTGTGATTGTGGTGCGTCAGAAAAAGCTGCTGTGGTAACAGTTGCACCTGACACCGCACTTATTGTCTTTGATTCCACTGTTCCATCTGGTAGTGTGCAATTTAAAGTAAAAGATTCTGGATCACTACTTAAAACAGAAGACAAATCTTTATCTAAAGTAATTGAAGTAGTAGTCGCACCAGTTGCTATCCTTCCCGCCCTTTGCACACCCTGACGCATTTCATCTGCTACTGCAAACACTTGACTTGGTAAAACAGCTAACCCATCTAAACCAGTTTTAAAAACAACAACTTCTCCATCTAGTTCTTCACTTTTTAAAATCCATGTACCTAATCTTTGTGCCTGATATTTAGAAGAACAACCAAATGCAACAATGTCTTTTACCTGATAACCATATTTTGTAATTAAATCATAATCTTCAACAATAACTACATTTGGTTTGTAAAGATTATCTGGATCGTTATACCTTACCCTTATTGAAGTTGATCTTGTTTTTAAAGAGGTTCCAGTGTATGTAAAAACACCGCCTATAACATTGGCATTTGTATAAAGATGAACAGGATCAACATCTGAACCGTCAAGATTGCCATGATCTGCCCCTACATTAACAGTATTAGCAGCCCAATATGTCATTCCTCTAAATGTACTTGCAAGGTTCTGAAGCACTTTATAAGCTTCATTCTGTGCGCCAATTACAGTATTTATTGCAAACCTTGGTTCGTTACCATCAGGAGTTTCCACAAGTTGATTTGCATATTGAGCAAGAGGATATAAATCAACCCAACTGATGTTTGATGCCGTTATAAAATCACCTGCCCCATGCTTATCAGAAGTCAACATATCAAAAAAAATACAAACAGGGCAAGTTGTCCAATGTCTTCCAACTGCCAAACTTCCATCAAAAGAACCAGTAAATCTTAAACTACCATCAGATCTTACAGTTGCGTTATGAGGAATTTTTACACGCATACCTTTTACCAAATATGCTCTTGTTGGTAAAGATGCAAAAGCTTCAGTAGATAAACTTAATCCGACACAGGCTGTGAACGGATAACGACTTTTAAAATCTTGTCGTTCAATCATTGAGGTAAGAATTACTCTATTTGCTCTTGTACCTTCCAACGGTGTATTTATATCTATATCTTCAAATTGTTCTTTACGGACTTCATAATCATTTTCTTTGTTAGTTAGTTTTTGAATTTTAAACAAGAAAGGAGCTTCACCTTCTAATTTAATTTTAGGTGTTTTGAATTGATAAGAAGAAGTGCTAATACCAGTAAAAGTTTTATCATATACTTCATTAAACGCTGTGCTTTTGGATTTTAAAAGTATTCTAATCCTAGTTGTTGCATTAAATAGTTGTCCTCTAGCAACTCCCTCCATAGCAGTACAGAATAAAGCGGGAATTGTAAAAAGAAATTCAACTGAAGTTGTATCATTATCAGTAATTTGTTTTACAGTTTTTCCAAAACCATAATTTCTTTCAGTTACTTTATTTTTATTATTTTTTGTTTCGCTGTAATTTGAACCGATTTCTTCTGAAAAATTAATTAAATTTGACGCTCCACCAGTTTGGTAATCAGACAACTGTTCTTGATTTTTTGTTCCTGTTCTAAGTGTATAAGTAAAATGTTCACTGCTGACGTTATTTACTATTCCTGTTTGAACTGGTGTTTCATCTAAAAAAATTCCTTTTTTTGCTCCTTCAATACCTTCTATCGGCCCCTCACAAAGCAAATCAATGATTTTTATAGTAGATGTAGAATTTAAAGCCATAATTACTATTTCTTTAAGTTATATCCCATTCCTTGAACAATAAAAACAGCTTGATCAAAATCAACTGATGTATCAATTATTTTTATTCTTACCACATAATTATCTTTTCCTTCAATAAATTGAAAGGGTAATTTTGCAAAATAATTATATTTTTGTGATCTAAAAGTCAACCCTTGTATAGTTGCTTGATTATTTAGAACTAAATTATTTGTACTTCGTTCTTCTATCTCTATAGCATAAGTTATAAAACCATCAATTCTTGTTGTGCCTTCATTACCAACAAAATCAACTAATCCACCAACTCTAAAATGAATTTGAAAATCTTCATGATTTGTATTGCCATCATTACTGCCTTCAATATTACCTAAAAACTGTGGGCCTTCTTTTTTAAGATCTACAAACCTTGGGCCTCGCACAGTTGGGAGTCCACCTACATCTGTATCACCAAATTCTGCATGAATATATCTTGCAGTTCCATTTGGAGTTTCTAGTCTACCACCTCTTTTTGCTTCTAAACCACCTGCTGTCGTGTATACAAATTTCAATTCTTCACCATTCAACCGCACTGTATCCAAGCCTGCTGGTCTAATAAATTTCATTAATGGATCAGATTCGTTTGCTATTTCAATATCTGTACTTAGGATATGACCTCCAACTAAAGCTTTTCCATAAACAACAGGTATTGTTTTACCTAAACCAACAGTATTAGATGGCCCTGTATAACCATAACTTTGAGAACCATCTGACCCTCTCGTAATACCACCAGCACCACCAGTAAAACCTGATAAAGGTGCATTAAAATCAAATTCAAAACTAGGTAATTGTGGCTGTGGTGAAATCATATCTGAAACACCTTGAAGAACAAGACCAACACCTATTTTACCAACTACTCCACCAAGAAATGTGTTTCCAAAAAGTGAAGCTGCGTTTGTCCCTGCAACACCTAAAACTGATCCAATTCCTCCAGTAGCAACAATTAACCCGACTCCAAGAACTGTTTTTAAAGTGTCACCACTACCTGTAATCACAGGTGTTATCACTAAATCATGTTTTCCTAAAGGTAAATGCAAATCATCATAATTTAATTCTTGGTCTACTTGTGTTATCTGATATGAAATACCTTGTTCATGTGAAGACGCTAAGTGTTTAGCAAAATCAGGATAATTTATACATAAAAGTTTTATAGCATCTGCTGGCGTTCTTAAATTATGATAGACATGAGTTTTACCCCACCTATCACCTAATTCATCTAGCAGCAGAATTTTATGCTGCATATCTAAAACACCCTACAGTTCTTCTTCTATAATAATGGTTGAAGTATTGAGAACAACTAATGGACTCAAACTTTTGATGCAGTATCATATCATTTTTTAACAAAACAGCACCGTGCATCGGTTCTTTTGTCCATATTTTCATTACCAGAACATCATTAGGTTTTCTTTGATTTAAATCAACTTCATAAAAATTTAATTTATTTGCATTTTTTAGAAAAATACTCTCACAAGTTTCAAAACTTTCTGGGCGTTCATAATCTGGCAAATTGATGCCTAGTAAGGCATAATAATCACGCACTATAGAATAGCAATCAAAAACACCATATTGCCATTGTCGTCCTATTAAGGATTTATAATTTGCCATATGTCCTGTGGTAAAAGATAAACGTACCAAGGGATTTTTGTTGCTTTACAAGCTTTTTTATCTGGTTCGCTTGCGTTTCCACCTTTCGGGTGAGAATGAACAATATATTGTAAATAACCTTTTGATCTAGCTTTTAAAAAATCTTTTGGGTGTATTGCAAAATTATTTTCTGGCGTATCTGAAATGTTATTGCAAGGATAATAAACATCATTCACAACAATCCCACAAGACTCTCTCGGTGCTTCCTTTATTGCGTGTTGTTTTGCAGTTTCTTTAAATATCATCAGATCTTTAATCTTGCATTTAAAAATCCACCAAAAGGTACTTTATCATCTTTGCTTGGAAAACGTTTTAAACAACTTGAATATTTATGACCACATTTGTCTTCACTTTCAGAGCTAACTGATTCATCATTTATGTTAAAATATCGTTTCTCATTATATCCACATTGCGTTCCTCTATATAACCAAGGACAATGCTCCACAATTTGTCTTTTGGGTAATCTAAGATTCTGTAAATTAATTTTACCGACAAGTTCAAAAACTACTGACTCAGGTGTTTCTGATGCAACTCTATCTATATACCAAATATCATCAGTTTGTGCTATCGCATCTGGATCTGCGGTTGAATTTGTTCCACTGGAAAAATTTACAGCATCAAGAAATTTTTTATGTGTTTGAATCCTTTTTAGTTCTGCATTTAAAGGATTATACAAAAGCATTAAATTTGTTATTGCATTATCAGCATTTGCAACAGTAAAAGTCGGTCGAGGTAATGTTCCTTTTGTAACCTTATCAAAACCTTTTACTTGTACAGGTGCGGCTACATAAGTTTGACTATTAAAAACAATATTACTTTTAATTTCATTAGTTCCAGCATGATAATAATAAATTTGATCTACACCATTAACAGCAGCAGTAAGTTTTAATTCAAATAAGGTAATTAACGCAGAAGGTTCTAGTTTTTGTATTTCTTCACTAATTTTTGAAGATGTTGGTGAAACTTGTTTACTTGTCATGCTTCGGCCACCTCTACAAACGTAGCTGATATTGAAGCTCTATTTAAATATGGTATAGTTTTATTCCATTGTGGACATATAAATTTTTTAGAAGCTGATTCACCTGCTGGTGTGTAATCAAAATTTTCTACCCCAGCCCTAGCATCAAGAAAAGTCTCTATTTCATCTGCTTGTGTTTCAGATATATTATTCCAATTAAATTGATATACTTTTAAATTTTGGTTTATACCAAAGGTAGATCTTTGAGAATATCCCGAACCAAATTGTGCAATGCGAACATTTGGCTGTGAATTTTTCCTTGCTCCATAAGAAGGATTAACTGTTGTTGGAAAACTAGCCATTAACTTAATAAACCTCCCGCCATTTTTTGATTAACAATTTCAGCCTGCACTGCTGATGCTATAGCTTCACCTAATCGTGCAGCAGATTGATCATCACCTTGTACAGACGACCCAGAAGCGTCTACATTGACCACCACGTTAGTTGTACCACTAAGAGCATGATTAGGGATTATAGTACCGCTTTTTGAGGGAACAAACAATTCTGGGCCTTTTTCACCTACTAAAAAAGAGCCACCAGCAGATACAGGCCCACCCATTGCTTTCGGTGCTGGATTAAATACACTACCTAAAAAATTACTTACTACTCCACCAATACCACCTACAGCATTTTGTACTGCCATTTCTATTAACTGCCTTTGTAATCCTCTTAAAACATTAGATAAAGCCTGTCCAAGAGTCTGTGCGCCCATTACAGCATCAGTTAAATTTTGAACTAAATTCTGTTCAACAGATTGTCCTATCTCATCAAATTTTTCTTTAAGTTTTTGTGCTGCCTGTGCATTTCTTTTTAATAATTCTTCTTTTTCTTCTAATTTTTTATTACTTTCTTTGATTGCTACATTTTCTTTTATTACTTCATTTATTCTGTCTCTAATAGGTTTAAACTGTTCACGCAATAAAGCAAGTCTTCTTTCTGCTGCTGCTATTGACCTTTTATCATTTGATTGATTAATTATTGCAAATTCTTTTGCCATTTTTACGCTTAGATCAGACTCTATAGCTCTTAGTTGTGCAAGTTCACCTTTTTTTATAGCTTCAGTAACTTTATTTTGTTCTTTTCTTTGTTTTATTAATTGAGTTACTATTGCCCCAATACCTGTTGCAACAGCAACAAACGGTATTCCATTAAAAGCAACAGTAGCTGATGCACCAGCTAAAGCAACTTTCTTCAACCCTAATGCTACTAATGGTAATCCTACTGCAACACCTTTTGCTGCAACGGCGATTGCTGCGAATATTGCTGCTGTAGTTCCTAATGGTGAATTTAAAAATTCTGTTACTGCCTTAGTTAAATCTGTAAATGCTCTAATTACAGGTAAAACAACAGGAGTTAATAAGTCACCAAATGCTCTTGATAAATTTTCAGCTTCATTTCCTAAATCTTTAAAAACTTGCGTTGGATCATTTTCTAGTAATGCTTTGAGCGAAGCCGCGCCATCAACTTCTACTTTTTTTAATGCTCTTATAACAACATCACTTGTTAATTTACCTTCAGAAGCAAATTTCTTTAACCCTCCAACTGTTGTGTTAAGTTCTTTTGCTATTGGTGCTAAAAGAGTCGGAACTTGTTCCGCAATTGATCTAAATTCATCGCCTTGTAAACGACCAGAACCCAAAGCCTGTGCTAATTGCCTGAAAGCGTTTGAACTTTCCATTGCTGAAGCTCCCGCCAGTTTTGCCGCTGTATTAAATCCGATAAATGTTGTTCTTATATCTTCAACGCCAACACCTAAAGGCTGTAATCTTGCTGTTATATCTGTAATACCCTCAAGCGCTTCTGTTGCACTTAATCCAAATGATTTTTGTGCTTCTGCCGCAATTTCTTGCGATCTTGCGAAAGTTCCTGAAGCCTTTGTCAATAGTCCTAATCTGACATTTAACTTTGCAAAATTAGCTGACGTTTGAACTGCTTGTCTTGCTAAAACTGTTAAACCAATGCCCGCAACTGCTGTTTTTAATCTATTAACACCATTATTTAATTTCTGTGTCTGTGTTTGAACGCCTTTTAACGCTCTAGTGGCCTGACTACTATCAACTGTAAGTTTTACATTAGCCTGTGCCACAAATCAACTAAACCTTTTCTTATATATTACCTTTTATTTGCTCTTTGGCGATTTAATTCTCTTTTTTCTCTTTCATTCTTAACTTCATAATAGGCAGCCCAATATATCAGTTCTTCTTCTGTTATCAAAGAACGTAATTCCTGAATTGTTTTGCCTAATTCTGTTGCGAGAAAAAATTCAAAATTTATCCAATTATCTCGCGATATTATTTTTTTGCTGTATCAAGATTTAAATCAATATTAAACATAAATAATTCAATTTCGTTCAAAACATTTTCTGGAAGTTCTCTTTGTAGGTTCGGCGCATCTGCGGGTGCAAATGCCTTTGATCCATCTTGTAATTCAGCATTTTTACAAAGGAGATATGTTGATATTGTCAAAGCATCGTCTGTGTTTGCGGCTGATTGAGCGCGAACACGATCATCCCTAGTTAAAGGCTTAAAGTATAAATCAACAATTTTTTCTCCATTTTTATTTTTAAATTCGTATTTTCTTCTAGCTGTCATCTGATCTTTGTAAGATTCAGTTAACAGGTCAATCGTTCTTTTGTTTGCCATTGGTTAATTAGTTGACTAATAAACTCAATGTATCAGATAGCGCTGGTAATTGCACCACTTGTTATAAAGGTTACATTTATTAATTCAAGTTCACCTAAAGTTGCACCATATTCTGCGCCTGTAATAATACCTGAAAAACTAATTTTTTTAGCACTTGTACTGCCATCAGGAAATAATTCAAACAATGCGTCTGCGGCATCGCCAGTTACTAAGACATCATCAATAAATGATTGATAATCTGAGTTTCCAGAAGGGTCATAAATAAGTTCTGCTGAACCTTCACCAGAAATTAAACCACCAACAAAAGTTTTTGATGTGTCATTTTGAACAGTTGTTTCCATTGTGTCTTTAGTGATTGATAAAGACCAAGATCTTGTTCCTGCAATATCGGCTTCAGTACCAGCCGCATTGTGAAACATAATTTTACCGACATCACCTTTAACAGCAGCCATAACAAAAAAAAGAATTATTTATAAATATATTAACTCTTTTCTGAATTTTTTACATCTTTTTTAGAGTTTTGTTGACTCTCATAATATTTGCGACATTCGGGGTCCCAATAGTTCGCTTCCCTTCTTCCTTTTATAGCTTCGATTGCATCGAGCATTTCTTCTGTAATTTCAAGTTTTGCCATAATTAAAGTTCCTCAAATATTTCAAAGGTCATCCGCAATTGTGTTTGAAATTTACCTTCAAGACTTGGGGTAACAACTTCAGGGCCAATCGGCGAATCAAAAATAACATTTGAAACTGTAATCCTATTATATAAGTCTCTTAACCTTTTGCCTATAGTGTAATTATTTCCAGAACCCACCCCCTGCGGTGTAAATATATTTAAAACAACAATTCCATTTAAACGATTTTGACCGCTTGAATCTCCGAATGTCAAATAATTACTTTCACCAAAACTTGTAAGACATTGTACAAAAGAATCCTGACTTCCAGCATCAAAAGCCATATTGTGAAAAACAAGAGTAATTGCGGGGCTACTAGCTAATTCTGTAGCGATTCTGCCTTCAATAGCGGCTCTTACTGTATTTAAATCTGTTGCAGCCATTATTTACCTCTGATTTGTTTGTAAAGGTCTTGAACTTCATTACTAACTTCTTTTGCAAGTAAATCTAAATGCTTCGCAGATAATCCGTTATTACTCCTATATATTCCACCCCAAGACGGCGGCAAACTTGTTCCAAGCATGACAGGTTCAGCGTATGGAACATTATTATGTATATGATATTTTTTTCTGAAATTTTCTTTTCCAAGCTGATAATTTAAGGGCTTTGGAGGTTTAACAACAGAACCTAAACCAGAAGCGCCATATTTGCCTTCAGGAGCGGGTGCGCCGCTTTCTGCGTTTTCTCCTATCTGCCAAGAAACAGCAAGCCTTCCTGTGTCTACTGGTGAGCCTTCCTTGACTATTCGATCAGCAGTTAAAACAACAACCGATAACAAAGTATTAATTTGTTCTTCTGAATAATCACCAATTTCATCTAATCTAATTTTTCTCATACTCTTAAATAACAAACAAAAGAAAGTTTTTCGTTAGCAAATTGATTTGTTTCTACTCTAATTATTGAATAAGTTACAGAACCGACAATCACTTTATCTTTGGTTGTTGGCGTAGAAGATAAACTTGCCGCAGCAATTTGAATTTTTTTGTCAGTTGCTTCTATAAGTTCATTAATTTCGCGATTGTTTATATCTTCTAAAACGCCCTTGATTGATGTGTCCGTGTTTGTTTCAGCAATAAGACCTGTAGTGGTATTGTAAGAACCAGCCGAAACACTTCTAAAAGTGACATCAGCCGCAAGTTTTTTATTTGTCAAAACTTTTTTTAGTGCTGAAGATAAACCCATCAGATTTTATAAGCTATGCAAGCGCCACTTGATAAAGTGATACTTGTGAACAATCCATAAATAGTTTGACCCGCAAGAAAAGTTTCAGAATCAATTGAATTTCCTGAATAATTATGCGAAGCCGTGTTGATCTGTGTATCTTCTTTAAAAAAAATACTTTTAAATCTACCTGTATGTGCGGCTGTATCTGTGATTAATTCACCGCCAAGTGTGTAATCTGGGTCTGCGTTGTACATTGTTAACTCCTTTTAATTGCAATGTTGTTTGGCCCACTAATGCGTAAGCCTGTGAAATAGCGTTCAAATAATGGCGGAACGCGATCAGCGCCAACTGACCCATAAAAATTAGGCGTAACATTTACAGATCCGACCTGAACATTTTTAAAATCTTCAAGTCCACTTAATCCTAATCCATCTCGATTATTATTCAAATAAACAGCCAATATTGCTTGCGCTTTTTTTACTTGATCTGGGATTTCTGTGTCTGTAAAATAATCTGTTGTTATACGAAAAGGAAATCCGACAGCATATGTATTTATATATGTATCTGGTTTTCTGACTCCTGTTCGCGGCCATTGTAAAGCTTGTGTATCTGTAGCTCTTGCCCCTAAAAATCTTTCGCGATCAATTCTAATAGTTGCGGTAAATAATGCGCGATTTTTATTATCATTAGACGACCCATCCCAAGCTGCGACATCATCATCAGCAATTAATCCTTCAATAATTGCGTTTGCGTCTGAAAGAGTTAAATAACTATTTGCTGACGCGCTTCCCGCTGTTGCTGTTATGGTAATTGCCATTTTCGACCTTAGATTTGGATTTACGTTTTTTTGTTTTAGTAGGAATAGAAGCCACCGCAACGGCAGCTTCTTTTTCCTTTATCCGCTTAAAAGCAAACAATCCCATTAACCCTTAATTATTTTGTAATTAAGAACAATGGCTTCACTTAAAGAACCGCCAGAAACATTTGTAACTGTGATTGCAAAGGAACCCGCAGCGATTGTGTTTGCTTGTGCAAGGTATGACCCTGCTGTGCCGCCGCTTGCGTGATTAACAATGATGTTATCGCTTGCAGTACAAGTTGAGTTTGTAACAGCAAAAGAAACTTCGCCCGCAGCCCCAAGAGCCGCATCGTTCATTGTAATCACACCTGATGGTTTATTAAGGGTAACTCCTGTACCCTTGTTTGTAGCTTGCGTAACTGAACCTGTGTCGTCATCAGAATAACCAAGTGCAGAACCCGCAACCGCTTCAAATTGTGATGGCATAATTAGTTACCTCTAGTCTTGATTAGATACGTTGGTAATTCTTGTAATACCAATGTTCTTTGTTTCGTAGACCTTCGACCAGTTGCCTACTGTTTCAAGCTGCGCTCTTGTTGGGTTTGTAGTTGTAACAGCCCACTTACTTCCTACAGGATGATATGTGTAATGTAAGTCAATAGACATAGCATCAGACTTTGCGAGAATGTCGCGGTCTGTTTCTGTGGTTAGTCCAGCTTGCTCACCTGATGCAACAGAACCCGCTGTAAAAGCGAATGTTGAATATTCAGTTGAAGCGCCTGAACCTGTTGTTGGTACGTCATCTGAAACGATAACTCTTAATCCCATAAATGTAGGAACTGTTGGGCTACCAAAAGCATTTGCAGTTGTACCTGAAGTTGCTGAAGCGTCAGCATCACCATTGTTGTCATAAATACGATCAATCGCATTTCTTTCGATTAAGTCGTAATAAACTTTTGAGTGCATTGCTAAAGCTGTTAGCTTGTCGCCTTGATCTCCGAGAATTGCTCTTGCTCTTGCAATATGGCGTGGAGATAATGCTGTTGGTGTGTCACCACTTTCAGAATCAATACATAGATCAAAGAAAGCTGAGTTGCTATCGTTTGCATTGATTGAACCAAATACACCTGAAAGACAAGAGAATAAATCCTTCTGTCTTTGGTTTGCTATATAAGCACCGATTTTTTGACCGATTGCAGCCATTGGGTCAGAACCCGCAGCAAGCGCAGCCAAATCACGCGCTTCATATGCTTTACCGCGATGAAGCACAACCCCAATCTGTTGATCGGTTGAAATTTTGCTTGGTGTTAATGATGAAGAATCAGAAAGTACTTCAAAATCTCCTGAAAGGTTTGCAGAGTAAAATGGGATTTTGACAAAATCTCCCCCCTCTGTAGCATTAAGCTCCGCCATAGGCTGAACCACACCGCTTGCCAAGAAAGCATCGCGTTGCGTTGTCTGTTCGATAACGTATGGCGTAAAAATTTCAGGAATTACAATATCTGAGCGTAAAACCGCCATAGATAGACTCCTATAAAAATGTTTAACGGTATGGGCGCAGCCCTAACATTCTCAGCGCAGCTTTGAATAGTTATTTATATATTAACCCTAATTCTGTTATTTGTAATTCTTTGCAAGCTCTTTTGCACGTTGCCAACCTTCTCTGCCGTATTTTTTATATATTTCATGTTCAACAGTGTGTTCGCCGTTTGCTAATCTGCGCATCATTTCAGGGTCAAATTCGCCTGTATTCACTTGAGTTCCGCCAGTTCTGGCAACAGGCGCTCCTGAACCTGTTGCGGGCTGATTTTTTAACAAGTAAGCATGATCTTTTGCTAAAGAATTTTTTGCCCATTCTGTAACATTGTGTCGTTCATAACCATCTATGACGACAGGCTTTCCGTCCTTTAATTCTGTGCGGCCTTTCAAAAAGTTATCAAATACAAGTTTCGGGTTGTGTGTCACTTCCGCCAAGGCTTGTATGGCGGGGGAAACAAGTTCCAACTCTCGTACTCTGGCTTTAAGTTCTTCGATTTCTTTATCTTTGGCGGCGCTTCGCTCTCGAAACTGTTCTTCGCTTTTTTGGATTGCTTCTTTGTAGTTTCCTTGTTCTTCAAGTTTCTGTTGCTCCGCTTTATTCTTAAAATCAATTAAGGCTTGAACATCTACGCCATCAGGTAAAGTTTGCAACGTTTTTTCAACTTTACTGAATTTTCGTTTTTCTTCTAATATTTCTTTATTCTTTCGATCAAGTGCTTCGATTCTGTTTAGAAGTTCTTGTTCTCTCGCGTTTGTTTGTGGTTCAGAAGTCGCGGACTCCTGAAATTGTTCGTCTGACATAAACCCGCAGGGTTAAAATTTTTTCTATCTTATCAACTCCACTTAACTTTGTCAGCCCAATACGCCGCGCTTGTTTTACCTTTAGCAATATTTTTTGCGTGTCTAGCTTTGAAACTTTTTCTTTTTGCTTTATCTGCGTCTGACTCGCCTTTTCTGGGCGGCTTTGTTTTCGCGCCTTGCATACCGAAACGAATTAATTTATAGCCATCGCCTTTTTTTATAACAACAGCATGAGATTTACCGCTTGGATGATTTGGCGTCCTGATCGGCTTATCAACACGTTCAAATGTATGTCCGCCCCTTTTAATACTCATTTACCTTTTTTCCTCATAGCGAGCCTGTGAGCATCGGTAAAACTCATTCCTTCGCGCATCTTGCGCCTCATATAGTCCATATGGGCTTTTGTATGGCCATGTGTCTCCTGATGCCTTTTTAAAGTATTTTTTTGACGGGTTGTAAGTTTCATTTTTTCTTTTTTTTCTTTTTTCTAACTTTAGCAAGATCAGCGCCAGTTATTTTTGTTCTTGGAGGTGCAACAGCGGCCAATCTTCTTTGTTTTGCAGAATATTTAGAATATGGCATTATTTTTTCCTCAATATGTCGGCGTCAGCTTTTCTTGCTCCGCCTTTTCCTGATATAAAACTATTTACGCGACCCATCGCCCAAGCCGCCATCGAAACATTACTTGAACCGCCTGAAAGATATGCACCTTGGCCGCGTCTATATACACGGGCTAGTTGTCTATATGTAAAGCGCGATTTTTTTGCCTTTTCTCTAAGATTTTTTTCTACGGCGGCGCTTAGTGGTTTTCTTTTTGGTGCCATCTTGATTAACCCTTGATTTTTGAACAGCTTTGATGTCAATAAACTCGCCGCGTTTGTAGGCTTCAGAAGTTCTTTTTATTTCTGCCGCCTTTGCAGCTTTATTCTTCGCCCCTGAAAGGTACTTTTTAGGAACACCC